CCATTGTCGGCATTGGATGGCACCGATGAAGAATTGATGACGACCATTCAATTCAAAGTTGAAATGATATTGGGGTTGTCATTGGAAGAATTGGCCATGCTGAAAATGGCGATTGATGAACATAGAACGAAAGAGGAATGACAAATAGAGAAATACTATTGGAGATGTACGAAAAACTTTGGAACGCTGACAAAGACAAATGGGCTTGGAATGTGATTCTAAAGGACACGCTTGAGAAATTAGAAGCCCTTAATGATGCAAAACGATAGGGTTTTGTGTCTTTAATAGAACACTATGTCAAGCAAATTGCACAAGATAGTTGACACCAACAAAAGGTGTAGGCACATCAAAAGAGAGGGTGAAAGTTGCAGATTAAACAACAAATGCACCTATCCAAATTGCGAAATAATAATCTTTAACACCAAAGAGAGATGAAGATTCCTACATATCTAAAAGAACACGCTCATGATATTACTCTTTTGAGAATTGATGAGAATAAAAAAAGATATCAAGGCACCGAGAAGCAAAGGATAGGAACTATCAATTCAATTCTTCTCGGAATTGTATCACGGGAATACTACACCGAATACATAGGAATCATATCCGAATTGATTATAAGAGATAGATTGGATAGGGATTTGTTTTGTAGTTCTTACGAGGTTTCGACATTAATCAAGAAGGCCGAATTTGTTTCCAATGATTGTGACATCACTATGATAAGAAAAGGAATCAAAAGCAGAATTTCGGTAAAGGGTTGTGAAGGGTCTTTGAAAGCAAATAAACAAGCCATTGATTCGGAAGATGTCGATTCGATTGTCTTTGTCATTTATCATCATCCGGAGAAGTACACATTAAAGACATTCACACCCCATGAGATTATGAATTGGGAGGTCAAAACCGCATTTTCAAATTATTATTTTAAAGAGATATGAAAAAAGAAGCATTCAACGAATTGATGGGGTACCCATTGGAAACCATCGAAGCATTGGTAAAACAAGCCAAGGAAATAAACCGCAATCGCATCATTGAATTGAACACCCGCGATTTGGCACAAAATGGAATTGAGAATGACTAAACAAGAATTATTCAACGAACCCATTTGGATGCCGCGATTGATATTCACCGCGAATTTATTGTTCCGTAAGAAATGGAAAGATTGCGATGAGGACGAACAATTGATGGTCCGCGCTCAAATATTAGGAATCAATCAAAGCGATATCAAATGAGAATTAAGAACGTAGAACAAAGAACCAAAGAATGGTTCGAAATGCGCTTGGGCGTGATTACGGGTTCCCGTTGTGCCAACGTATTCAAATCGGGCAACCTATCATTCATGGATGAATTGATTGCGGAACGATTATCAGGTGACATTGTAGAATCACCAACCACACAAGCGATGATGCACGGCATCATGATGGAACCCGTTGCATTGGATGAATACCGAATGAGAACGGGAGCAGATGCCCGCGAAGTTGGATTCGTCATCCACGATACATTGGACTATTTGGCCATATCACCCGACGCACTTGTGTACCAAAATGGAACACCAATCGGTGGCGTGGAAATCAAATGCCCATCAACGAAAAAACACATTGAATACATCCGTCAAGGGAAGGTGCCATCGCAATACAAATCGCAAGTGATGCACTATTTCATCGTCATCGATTCTTTGCAATGGGTTGATTTTGTTTCCTATGACCCGCGTATTCAAAAAAATATGTTTATTTTTCGGGTGAACCGAAACGACCGCGATATCGAAATGGACATCGAGCAACGAAAAATGCAATACATTGAATTTTGGAACAAGTTGCAGAAGTATGAACAACAAATCACCAAATGATATGGAACGCATATGTTGGCAACTGGCCAAAGACTATTTCAACGCCATGGACAAATCGCACATCGTTCGAATGATTGAACACGCCGCAAATAAACAATTGAACGAAACGAATGAATTGGATTCCTAAAAATTTAAAAGAGTTGGGCAAATTGGCCGACCAATTAAATGCAGAAAAACACCCGTTGTTGCCACCACACGCATTGGTGAAAAAACGATTCAAAGACACCACCGCCAATGATTTGACCAAGACCATCATTTGGGATATGTACCACGTCCGTGGCGGTGTTGCCTACCGAATCAACAATGGTGCAACATATGATGCGAGAAAAAAAGTATATCGCGCTGGTGTTCAACGCAAGGGAATCCCCGACATCATCGGAATCATTGATGGACGATTCTTTGGAATTGAGGTTAAAATAGGTGCCGACCGCCAATCGGCCGACCAAAAGGAAATCGAAAAAGAAATCAATGATGTGGGCGGTGTTTATTTCATCGCCAAATCCTATGATGACTACCTAAACAAAATCGCCGAACATGATTCACGATTCGCATAAATATGGCGCATTGACTGAATTGCGGTGTGCGGCTGAATTGATTAAGCGTGATTGGCATATTGCGTTCCCGTTCATCAATTCATCGGCCATCGATTTGATTGCGTTTCGTGGCAATGTATTCATCACGATTCAAGTCAAATCGGCCACGATGATGGATGGTAGTTTTGCGAGGGTAGGAAAGGATTTCAACAAATACGAGGGCGTCGATTTCATCATTTGTTATGATGTACACAATCGACGATGGTTCATTTTCCCGTTTGAAGAATTGCGCGGGCGTAAGTCGGTGACATTGTCGCCTATCAAATACGAACGCAATTGTGACAACTGGGCATTGATACGATAACAACCAAAAAGAGCAGAAAGAAAGAATGGATATTGTAGAAATAGCCAAAAGATACCGCGACGCCGGATGTTCGCCGATTCCTTTGAAAAGGAATTCCAAGGCACCCGCGTTGAAGGGGTGGCAGAAGCACGCCGACGCCCCGATTGAGGATTTCAATGTTTTCAAGACCACCAACGGAATTGGTTTGGTGATGGGATACGACAACATCCAATGCCTTGATATTGACGCCAAGCATTTCGAGGGGGACGAATACAATGAATTCGTTGCCTTGATAGAACAAGCCGCGCCCGAACTGATGAACAAAATGGTCATCCAGCAAACGCAATCGGGTGGATTCCATTGGATATTCAAATGCTCGGTGATTGCGGGAAATGAAAAGTTGGCGAGCAACAAAGCGGGTGAAGTAACGTTTGAAACGCGTGGGAAGGGTGGCCAAATCGTTGTGTGGCCAACCAAGGGTTATAAGATTATTGGAAAAATCACGGACGTCGTCGAAATCAGCCCCGACGAACGCAACGTGATTTGGTCATGCGCCAAGATGATGGACGCCACCCCACCCAAAGCGGAACCCATCGTCAACCAACCCAAAGATTCGGTTTACAATGGCGAATTGGATGAGACAACACCTTGGGGTGAATTCCGTGCCACTCATACGACGTTAGATGTTTTGACGCAAGCGGGTTGGACCATCGTTCGTGAAAACCATCGATTCGTTTATGTTTTAAGACCCGGCGACACGGATGCAGAATCAAGCGGTGTCATCTTCAAAGATTCGGGAATGTTTTTCCCATTTACCACCTCAACACAATTCGAGGCGCAAACACCATACGATGCGTTTCAAGCGTTCGTGGTATTGGCCCACAATGGTGATTTCCAAAACGCGATTCGCGAATTGCGAAACGATGGGTTTGGAGCAAAGGAAGAATCGCAAGGTTTGCCCGACGATGCCTTGTTTGATTATGAGGCGGCAACGGAAGAAGAATTGAACGATATGGACGCATTGTTGGCGTCTTTGGAAGTAGATTCAACCCAAGAGATAAAAGAACCTGAAAAGGCCATCACGTTGCATTTTGGAACGGATGAATACATCTTTGGAACGATGGGCAATTTCTCATTGATTCAAGGGAAAGCCAAATCACGCAAATCGTATTTTTTGAGCGCATTGATGGCATCGGCCATTGCACAACATGATGTTTGTGGTCATATCCGTGGACATTTATCGGAAAAGGTGAACATCTACATTGATACGGAACAAGGCGAATGGCATTCAGCCAATGCAAAGAAGCGCATCCAATCAATGGCGACATTGGACCCAAGAACGAACCATCCCAATTTCATCCACTACCGATTCCGTTCCCTTTTAACGAATAAAGAACGGATGAAGATGGTCGATTATATCATGCAGACCAAAACAAATTTGGGATATGTCGTGATTGATGGAATCGTTGATTTGGCATCCAAAGGCGTGAACGATGAGGAAGAAGCCACGGCCATCGCATCCAAGTTGTTGCAATGGACGGCGGAAAAGAATTGTCACATTTCCGTTGTATTGCACGAAAACAAGAACGACCGAAACGCGAAAGGGCATTTGGGCGCACTACTGACGCAGAAGGCAGAAACGGCCGTTTCATTGGCCAAGTCCGAGAACAACAAAGAGGCATCCGAGATTGTGCCCGAATACACAAGAAACAAAGAATTCCCAGCGATGGAAATGACAATCACGGGATACGATACCATCGAGTTGACGCAACAAGAACCATTGGAGGCCATAGCGGACCGCGTATGGACCGCAAACGATATGGAACGTGTATTGCCATTGATTGATGGAAAGAGTGCGTCACAAGCCGTTAAATTCATTCAAGACACCGAGGATGTGCCCAAGCGCATCGCATCGAAGTTGATGAATGAAATGGAGGCGAACAAGATGTTTGAATGGATAAAGAATGGAAGAACGAACATCATTCAATCGAATTCGGATTTTTAGTATATTATGGAAATAGATTTGAAAACACGCAATCGCATTGCACAATTGATTGTTGACATGGAGGTTGGAGATTCCAAGCCAGTCCGAAAACACGAAATGGTTCCATTGATTGATGAGGTGAACAACACGTCTTTGATAGGTCACGCCATTCGTTTTGTCAAGAACAAGGAAGGCGATGTGATTGCAATAAAGAAATATCGACGAACCGCAATTGAAAAACGCCTTGAAAGAAACGATTCGAATATGTAGCAAATGCCAAGAGGAAAAGCCATTGAACGCCTTTTCTAAGATGGTGAACGGACGTGAGGGGAAACGTTCACAATGTAAGGAATGCGACCGACTGGATGCATCCAAGAAAGGATTGCGTGTGCCAACTGAACGTTCCAAATACACGTTGAACAAAACCACGATGATGAATCATATGTACATCCATTTTGGATGGTGGGAGTCAACCAAAACACAAGTGGAACGCGACCAACAACGCCGGGATTTGCGCAAGTATTATAAAGAAGAACAAAGCGATAAATTGAAATAATATGCCTAATGTACCAAAGAGACAACAACGGCCTTGGTTGCAAGGTCAAAACAAAGCAAGCAAACAACGATTGGAGCGAAACAAGTTCTACCAATCGACTGCATGGCGTTCACTCCGCAACATGTTCATCAAGCGCAATCCATTATGCGTTGAATGCGGCGGCATTGGCCAAGTGGTTGACCACATCACACCCATCAAGCAAGGTGGCGATTCGTTGGCGTGGGACAACCTACAAACGATGTGTCATCGATGTCATAACGTCAAATCAGGAAGGGAAGCACATGAATAGTATCGGACAAAAAGGC